GAAAAAATTGCACGCAGAGGGCCCTGGAAGCCACCATCAGCTTTAGAAGCGCCGGAACCACCAGAAGGTTATGTTCATAGGTGGATTCGAGCAGAAGTTATGGGTTTTGACGACCGTAAAAATGTTTCAGCCATGGCACGAGAAGGTTGGGAATTAGTACGAGGCGATGAATACCCAGATTTTGATGCTCCAACAATCGATGACGGCAAACATGCCGGAGTCATTGGAGTAGGTGGATTACTACTAGGAAGATTGCCCATTGAAATCGCGAATGAGCGCGACGCATACTACCGGGGTCGAACCCGCGAACAAATGGCAGCTGTCGACAATGAGTTAGCTCGTTCTCAGCATCCTGCAATGGCTATTCATAAGCCAGAAAGAGAAACTCGTGTAACATTTGGAGGTTCTCGCAAGAGCGAGGACTAATTTTTAACCGTATAGGAGTAATAAAAAAATGGCAAATATTCAAAAAGCCTTTGGACTCAGACCGATTAGTAAATTAGGTTCTGGGACTAACTCTACTGGAAATTCAAATTATTCCATGTATGCGATAGCAAACGGAACAACTCATTCAATTTACCAAGGACAAATGGTTATACCTACTGCCTCTGGTTATATTGAAAGATCACAAGCAGCAGCTGGCGGAAGTGTCAGTACTGTAGGTGTATTTTGGGGTTGCGAGTACGTTTCTAGCGTAACAGGAAAAATGACTTTCAGTAATTTCTGGCCTGGTTCAGGCGCAGATTCAGCACATGAAATTAAAGCTTATGTGTACGATGATCCAGATCAATTATTCGTAATTGCTACGGACTCAACTGTAACTAACGAAGCTACTTTAAGAGCTTTGATTTATCAGAATGCAAACTTTGGTGCAGTAGCAAGCTTTACTGGGTACGATGGAAGTGCTATAAGTGGTTCTTCTAAAGCTCAAATAGCTATGGGAAGCACTAATACAACAGCAGCAATGCCTTTAAGAATTATGGGTTGGATGCAAGATTCGTCTAATCTTGATTATACAGCGCCAGGTGTTGGAATAGTTGTTCGTTTGCTTAATCATTTTAACGCACCAAACGGCTCTGTAGCCGCTGGTACCGTTACAACAATCGGTTTATAGGAAGGACTTGAAACATGGCAATATCTAGAGCACAACTCGCGAAAGAGTTAGAGCCTGGCCTCAACGCCCTTTTTGGACTTGAGTATAACAGGTATGAAAACGAAGCAGCCGAAATTTTTGATACTGAGTCATCAGAAAGAGCTTTCGAAGAAGAAGTGATGTTATCTGGTTTTGGAGCGGCACCTGTTAAAGGTGAAGGTTCTGCGATCACTTTTGATGACGCACAAGAAGCTTATACTGCAAGGTATAATAACGAAACTATTGCATTAGCTTTCTCAATAACAGAAGAAGCAATTGAAGATAATCTTTATGATCGTCTTGCTTCTCGTTATACAAAAGCTTTAGCAAGAAGTATGGCACACACTAAACAGGTTAAAGGTGCAACTATACTAAATGACGCTTTCACAGCTACTGTAACAGGTGGCGACGGAGTGAGTTTAGTTAATGCAGCTCATCCATTAGTAAATAACGCTACATTTGCTAATAGACCTGTAACTGCAGCTGACCTTAACGAAACTAGTCTTGAAAATGCTTTAATAGACATAGCTGGTTACGTTGACGAACGCGGTTTAAAAGTGTCCGTACAAGGTACTAAATTGATAGTTCCTGCCAACTTACAGTTCGTAGCTGATAGACTTCTTGAGTCTACACTTCGTCCTGGGACTGCTGATAACGATATTAACGCTACAAGAAACATGGGAATGCTTCCACAGGGTTATACCGTTAATCATTTCTTAAACGATGCTAACGCATGGTTTGTGAAAACAGACGCTCCTCGTGGCTTTGTTCACTTTGAACGTTTAAGTATGTCTACTAAGATGGAAGGCGATTTCGATACAGGCAACGTAAGATTTAAAGCCCGTGAGCGTTACAGCTTCGGTTACTCAGATCCACGTTGTGTTTATGGATCTCCAGGAACATCATAAGATAATTGAGTGGGGGATAATTCCCCCACTTTCTAGGTGATATATAAATTTTAGCGACTGCCCTAGCAGACACTCATAAGACGCTAAAATAAACCCTTTATGAGGAGGTAACAATGGCGAATACAACATTTACAGGGCCTATTAAGGCAGGACCTTTACTTAATACTACAGGCGTAACACTTGGCAAAGATGTCAAAAACACAGGTCAAGTAGCTATGACTCAGTCAATAATGATTAGCATGGCGGCAGCAGCTGGTACCAAAACATGGAATGTTGCTGTAATACCAAAAAACTCACAGATAGTTCAAGTGTTAATGCGTTTTGCAATAGGTAGTGACGCAGGTACTAGCGCAACAATGTCGATTGGTAAAACGGATTCAGGTGGAGTAACAGCAGCCTATTATACTGCAGCTCAAAATGCTAAGGTTGCAGCAGATCATACACAACAAGCTTCAGCTTTTGATAACATGGATCGTGTGGATAAAGATACTCGGATTACAGCTACACTTATAACAGCAGGAACAACAGCAACTACTGGTCAAGCAACTGTTACAATTACTTATATACAAGCTAATAATCTACAGGATACACCTGCTAACTAATGTTTAATAAATAAAGGAAAATAAATCATGGCTGATGTAAACACCAATACTATCATTATAGATGGCCCTCAGAAGTTTGTAGCTTCTTTTGTTCATACATATGTTAACGTAGGTGAAGGTACTCCAGTAAAAAAAATAGATGTTTCTGATTTAGCAATAAATCCTGTTAATGGAAACCCTTGCACAGGAGTACGGATTAACAAAATCTGGTACTCTACTATAGGTCTAACGCTTAAAATTAACTGGTTTGCAACTACCCAGGTTCTAGCTGCGCAAGTTCCGGAAAATTATAGCGATGTTTTAGACTTTTCAAGTTTTAGTGGATTGCCTAACCCAACTATTGGTGCAGCCGGATCAAATGGAGACATCTATTTTGGAACGGTTGGCGAAGCAGCTAATGATTCCTACACTGTTGTCATGGAGTGTATTAAAATATACTCTAATACTTAGGGATTTATTATGGGAACTTTTAATTCAGTAGCTAATGTTTCAGCAAGAAATGAAAAAAAGAAAAAATTAAATCCTGGCAAGAAAGCTTATGTGTATATGAGCGGGGGAGTTCATTCCCCCGATGCTCGTTCTAAAAAAAGATATGCAGCGGGCGGATCTCAACCAGGTTTATATGCAAACGTCCACGCTAAAAGAAAAAGAATAGCGGAGGGTTCTGGAGAAACCATGCGAAAAGTAGGTGAAAAAGGAGCTCCAGACAAAAACGCATTTAAAAAAATAGCAGAGGGGTAAGAGAATGGCTACTTCAGGCACCGTTGATTTTAATTTAAGTATAAACGATATTATTGAAGAGGCTTATGAACGTTGCGGATTAGAGTTACGTACTGGGTACGACTCTAAAAGTGCAAGACGTTCTTTAAACCTTTTGTTTTCTGATTGGGCTAATCGTGGGTTAAACTTATGGGTCGTAGAAGAGGTTACGCAAAATATGGCGCAACTATCTACAACTTCGGCTATTAGCGAGTATCCTTTAGGTGTTATTACATTAACTGTAGCGGCTTCTGCAAACTTTACAATTGGAGAAACAATAACAGGAAGTGTAAGTGGAACAACAGCAAAAGTTATTACTAAACCTAGTGGCACTACTATGACAATTACCGTTCCCGTAGGAACATTTGTTGTTACTCCTGCAGCCGACAATATTACAGGAAGCACAAGTGGAGCCGTAACTAGCGTTACCGCAGTTCCTAGCCTAAACGATGCGCGAGCAACTGTAGATCTTTTAGAAGCGGTTATTCGTAGAGATGGTCAAGATATACAGATAGGAAGAATAAGCCGTGGGGATTATTTAGCTATTCCCAATAAAGTTTCACAAGGAAGACCAACACAATTTTACATAGACCGTTTAATTACGCCAACTATTACTGTTTGGCCTGCACCTACTAACTCAACGGATCAATTAATATACTATCGCGTAAAACGTATTCAAGATGTAGGAACTTCTCAGAACGAACCCGATGTACCTTTTAGATTTTTACCTTGTTTAGCGGCAGGGTTAGCTTATTATATTTCTGTAAAACGTTCTCCTCAAAGAGTTCCTTTATTAAAAGCAATGTACGATGAAGAGTGGGCAAGAGCTGCAGCAGAAGATAGCGAAAGAGTTCCTTTACGATTAGTTCCTACGCAATCATCATTGAGGATATAGAATGGCACGTTTTGCAAGTAATAAATACGCTTTAGGAATTTCTGATAGGTCTGGTAGGCAGTACCCTCTTCGTGAAATGCTGTTAGAGTGGAATGGCTTACTGGTAGGACCTGATGAATACGAGGCAAAGCAACCTCAACTAACACCTCCGCGCATACAGCCAGATCCACAAGCATTAAGGGTAAGTCGCCCTGCTCGAACAGAACCTCCAGTAGAAGTTTTATTACCTTTTAATCCTTTTGAATCAGCAAATGCAGGTTCTTCAATAGTTAGAGTAACAGAACCAGGAAGTACTAGAAAAGTAGGAGATGTCGTTCGTTTAAGAACTACACAAGCTTTTGATGGCTTTACTTCTGCGGCTTTAGAATACAGTAGCGGATATACTGTAACTAAGGTATATAATACTAACGTACCTTATGATTATACTATAGATATTTCTGCTAGTGGCTCTAGTGAAACAGGTATAATAGGGGAAATAACAGGTGGCGGAGGAACTGCTTCGGCAGGTCCTGTCACAGTGGAGGCATAATGGCATTTACATACTCAACATTAAAAACAGCAATTCAAGATTACACGCAAAATGAAGAAACGACTTTTGTAAGCCAACTTAATACATTTATTGTTAACTCAGAAGAGCGTATTTTAAAAGAAGTGCAACTTTCTGTTTTTAGAAAAAATTCAGAGGGTTCTACAAGTGCCGGTTATCAATTTTTATCTAAACCTGTTGATTTTTTAGCGCCTTTTTCTCTAAGTGTAAAGAATGGCTCTAATGTAGAGTTTTTACTCTATAAACAAGTAACTTTTTTGCAAGATTATAACCCAGATAGCACCGTTACTAGTGTGCCGGCTTTTTATGCTGATTGGAATGACACAACGTTTCTACTATCTCCTCCTCCTACAGCAGCTTATGATATGCAATTGCATTATTTTTACCGTCCTAAATCTATAACTACGGAAGCTAGTGGAGAAACTTGGTTAGGAACTAATGCTCCTTTAGCATTACTGTACGGTTCTTTAGTAGAAGCGTATACTTTTATGAAAGGTGAGGATTCTTTGTTAAAACTATACAATGATCGTTATATGGAAGCTATACGATGGCTTAAAAATCTTGGTGAAGGCGAGAATACTAGAGATTCTTACCGTTATGATGATTTAAGAAGGGAAGTTCAATAATGTTTAAAGCCGACGGAAGTGGTGATGTAGGCACTGTTACGGTAATGACTTCAGATAATGGGGGACACTCCCCAGAACAAATAGCTGAGTTAGCCTTAAATAAAATAATGATGGTAAGTGATACGGCTCCTCCTGTCATACGGGATCAAGCTATAGCACACAGAGAAAAGTTGAGAGAGATTCTTATTTATTATATGAATAAGATGGCGCAAAGTGAAAGAACCACTCTTTGGGCGATGTTTAATAAACAAGGTCATGGTGATATGGCCGAAATCATAAGGAGATTATAATATGGCGATAGCACAAGCAATGACCGGTAGTTATAAACAACAAATAACAGCTGGAATACATTTTTGGACAAGTCATTCGCGTACAGGCGGGAGTGTAATTGCGGCCGATGCTTTTTGGATTGCAATGTTTACATCTAGTAGATCCGATGCTAACCAAGATTTAACAGGTTACACATCTACTAATGAAGTAACAGACAGTCAAGGAGTATATACTGCGGGAGGACAAACCGTAGGAACAGCTACTTTAGGACTTGCTAATAATTCAAGCACCGTAGCAACGGCTTTCTTAGATTTTCCGGACACAACTTGGGCCTCTTCAAGTATTAGTAATGCAAGATGTGCTTTAATTTATAATTATACGTTGGCTACAGCAGGTACAGGCGGAACAACTACTCATGCCGCTAAACCTTCTGTTTGCGTGTTAGATTTTGGTGGTAATAAGTCTTCTAGTAATGGGGATTTTACTATTCAGTATCCAGCTAATGATGCGAATAATGCAGTTATAAGAATCTCGTAAATGTCCACTACCTATTCAGGATGGGGTAGGTATACGTGGGGGAGCGCAACGTGGGGCGAGCCCACAACAGTTGAACTCGTCTCCGTTACAGGTGTAAATGCAACACACGCTATTGGAAGTTTTGCAGTAGAACTTGGCGCAACTACCGTCTCCGTCACAGGAGTAAGTGCCGCAAATGCTATTGGAAGTCCTGCAATAATTTCGAACACACTCGACGGATGGGGCAGAGGTCGTTGGAGCTCCGGGCCGTGGGGCGAACCAACAACAATTACTATTGTAGATGTCACAGGAGTAAGTGCCGCAACTACCGTAGGAACTATTACAGCAGTAGGTAGCACAAATATTACCGTTCCTGTTACAGGCGTAAGCGCCGATGCTTTCCCTACAGGTGGCTTTGGCCGTTCTACTTGGGGTTCTTCAGGATGGGGAGTTCCAGTAGGAGTAACGATTATTGAAGGGTTAGGAACCTCTGTAAGCGCAACAGCCTTACTTATGACCAGTTATATCTCTAATGTCACTA